GTTTTATATTCGCACAAAATCAGTTATCCAGATAAAGCTGAATCGTCCTGTGACGGAGATTTAGCCCCTTTTATCCAGAAAACTGGTCAATTGATGGGTTCTACTCTTTCTTTTCCTATTCTATGTGTAGTAAACTTCGTGTGTTATTGGAATGCACTTGGATTCTACCTGAGTTCTAGAACACCTGATTATATAGATTATCTTGCACCAGAAGATTTCTTACAAAGATATTGGAGATTACTCCCATGTCTTGTAAATGGTGATGATATTCTATTCAGATGTAACTCGGATTTCTATAGAATTTGGAAAAAAGAACTCAATCTTGTCGGATTCCAGATGAGTATTGGTAAGAACTATATCCATAGGGATACCTTTACAATGAACTCGCAATTATATAAATACAATTGGGATACCGATAGATTAACTAGTTTCGAATATTACAATCCTGGTCTTCTATTCGATCAAACATCAACAGTTGATTTGAGACAATCTGAATTTAAGTCAGATAGAACACCTCGAGCCGTATATAATCAATTTATCCAAGGGGCCGATAACAAAATTCGTGCACACAAGAAGTTTCTTCATTACCACAAGAAGGAGATTGAGAAATTCACCGACAAAGGTCGGGTCTCTCTCCACCTACCAGAACATCTGGGAGGTCTTGGTTTTGAAGTTCCTGAAGGTTGCAATCCAAAAGCTACCAGGGGACAATTGATTGTTGCTAATACGCTGATCAGAGAACCGATTAAGTCGATTCTTACGACCAGATCTGAGTCGAAAACGTCAGATGCGAGTGTTCAAATTTCTCATCATGTAAAGGAAACAGCAATTCATGTTCCAATCGGTCCCCTTCCTCAGGGTGTGACTGAAATTGAGGACGAAAGTGTTACCTACTCAAATACGAGTTTATATGTTGATACTATTAATCGATTCCAACCTCTTAACCGTAAAGAGTTCTACACCATGTGTGAACTTTGGAAAGAGTCCTATATTCCCTCAGAGGAGAGAGTATCCAGAGTTCCTTCTTTAAGATGGGTTAGGGATTGTAGATCAGAAGAACGAAATGAACAGAGAAAGTATACCGAATGTCAACAACCATCGACGTTGATTGCCTAGGCAGTTGACGTTCCTCCCCTGTTGAGGTTCCTTATAATCGATTGTGGACTCTTGAGTAAATCGAGTCTTAGTAACAACTTAGTATTCAGTCACTGGGAATAATTAATATTCTGTTTGGGCGAAGAACGACCTAGTCCGAAGACGAAGGGTCCTTCTAGTAAGTGGCAAGGCTATAGTAGATGAAAGCAAATGGTGCCTTTGGCGAGCCCCTTCGGGGGAGACTCACTTAGGTGGACACTTTAACTTTACTACCCAAAACCTTCCATACAGATCAAATATTGAATTATCAAACTTTAACGCTAAGCTTACACAATGTTTATAGGGAATTCAAGCATTTTTTAGATAAGCAATAGTCAGCGATTTCTCAAGCTGACCTATCTAGAAATGTAGGAGGC